AGTGCTTAAAGAGTATTGATAGACCGTTGTGTTTGTACCGCCAAGAATAAATGCTTTAGTTCCATCAGAACTAAGCTTAATTTGATAGGGCGTGGCATCTTGAGAAGAAACATTTAAGCTCTTACTATCATAACTAGCCGTGCTAATATCAAAGGCAGTGCTTAAAGAGTATTGATAAACACTGTCACTTGTAGTTCCCACTATATATAATTTAGTCCCATCACTCTTAAAGGTAAAACCAAAAGGACTAGCTTCTTGTGAAGTGGTACTAAAACTAACACTGTCATATGATGCACCAGCAAGATTGTAACCAGAAGTCCCAGATGTAACAGTGCCCACACCCTCATAATAGACCGTGGGTTGAATACCGTTCTTTACTTTAAAATCTTTAGTATTTGCCATGCTTCACCTTCCACTTGGCAATATGTCAAACTACTCAATCAAAGTAGCAATCGCCGTGTGTGCCGTCGATGTTGCGCTTGCAGCAGTGACTAAAACTCTTACATTCGAGCCGCTAATATCTACATCATATGTTGCAAGTTGTGTACTTGTATTAACTTCACCAAACTGCGTAGCAACCGCCGTAGTGCCGTCATGAGTTACAAGTAGCTTTGCTATTGTACGATTTGATCCGCTACTCGCAACAACTACAATATCAGCAGCCAGATATGTAGCTTTGGCATAACTAGCCAATGCAGTTTGTGTTGTGCTTGTAGTTGTAACCGTCTGTGTGTCTCCGCCTCCACCGATTGCACCCCAAGCACCCCCCGCATATCCTTCAAAGGCGTTATCCTCTGTATTGTATCGAAACATACCGTTTGAAGGAGAACCAGAGCGTTGCGCCGTCGTACCCGCAGGAACATCTATTTGACCAGTCCCAGAGAATAATAAATCTCCAGACATCGTGTCGCCAGACTTGTTTAAAACATCTGTCGCTGCCACTGTAACAAACACAAGAGCAGACCCGCTCAAATTCAAAGCAGAATCAGAGTTAGAGCTTTCTTCTACAGATCGGCTCAAGGTGGTGCCAGAACTTGTGTATGTGCCCGTGCCTATCTCAAAACCCGTGCCGTCTTCGATTACATAACGAACTGTTTGACCGTTGGTGATGCCTGCATCCGCAAAAGACTGAAACCCTGAAACCGCACTGCCTAGTGTTATCGTTCCTGTTCCAGTGGTGCCCGTTGTCATACGAGCACGATTAACAAACGTCACCATGACTTAGCCCCTTATGCGATACGGATGATTGCCGAAGAACTATCCGCAGTTGGGAATACAATCTGAAAGTCACCAGATGTAGAAGATTTATCTCCACCAAAATCTAACACAACAACAGAAGGATCACCCGCAGCAGAGTCGTTATAGATTAACGCACCACGAGCCGTAATAGTTGCAGAAGTGTACGTCTTGTCTGCAAAATCTGTAAGTGCTGTTGTGCCAGAAGTAGTAGGAGTCACATTTGTTAAGTCACCACCACCCGCAGTATATGTGCCAGAATTACTAACCTCGTTTGAAGTTGTGTAAGCTGTAGTCGCTGCGGTAAAAGATGCACTGTTAGTATACAACGCTAGTTTAAAAGTATTACCACTTGAGTTGGTAAAGTTATGAGTACCCGTAAGCAACTCTTGCTTAAACGAAGTACACATGAAGTTTCCACTAAAGGCCATATCAAAGTCTCCTTATAAGTTCAGCCAAATTGGGATGTCCCGCATCATTAAGTGCATTATACACAGTTGTGCGGTCACTGCGAATAGCTTGTCTCATATAAAATGCAACGAGCTTTTCAATGTGCTTCGAAAAAGCACGAGCTTGGTCCCGGATGCCAGGATGAGTGCTATCGGAAACCGAAATTACCTTCTCAACGCATTGCTCTGCTAATTCTTCAGGAGAAAAACCACGATACTCAGTTGTGCGAACCCCCACTATAGGTTCGTCTTTTGGCACATTTATATCTATTTCAAACATTAGGTTTTTTCCCTTATAACTTTCCCAGTGCGGTATTCGTCTGTTGTTTCTTTTGCTTCGCCTAGTTGTTTCAACCCAACTATAGACTCTTTAAAACGCCTATCATACATAGCCATAATATCCTGCTCACCCTTCATGTAAATATAAGCTTCGATCAAAGAGCCATACAACAAAGACATCTCCGCATTTTCACTTAACCAAGTTGTGCCACTATCCGCTCCCACTGTGATACTAGAAGGTCGATAAAAATAATGAAGCTCTGCCGTGTAAGCAGTATCAGGAGTGGGAGCGAGTAAAAAATTATCAACATCAAACATAGAATAGTATCGAGGAGCACCCGTTGTTGTGGAGTCAGGTGTGTATGTCTGAAGGAAACTTGGGTCTTTAAAATCTATAAAGAACCGGTCTCCATTTGTTCCAGCGAGACTGAGAGAGAAAGGTGCCAAGAAGTCACTAGGGCAAGACAAAAACTCGTTACTAGCCGTGGTTGATGCAGTTACATTTTTACGAAACAAAGAAAGTTGAACATTCTTTAAAATCCGTTCTTCCGCTATGCGAATGAACAAAGGAATATTGTTTACAAAACTCGTTTCCGTATACTCGGTATAATCTTGTATTGCCGTTTTGAGTTGTGCGTATGTAAAACTCACAATCTAACCTTTCAGTGCCGAAGTAGGAATGTTACTTGTTTCATTATCCGCTGTGTATCGTGCTAAACCAATACTGATCCTAAAATCTTGAATATAACCTTTAAAGAAGTAACCACTCAAGCTTGCTTGATTATAACCAATGCCGCCGATTACAGGTCTATTGGTGCCAGTTAGCCACGTTCTGTTATCGTCGGTTTGAGCCACTTTTATGCCGTCGACGAACATCCGTAATACGTGTGTGGCGCTGGACGTATCTTTTGTCACCGCCAGATGATACCACGTATTAGCCGATAAAGTAACACTACTAGTCAAGGTTGGCGTTTGAAGTTTGGGCACACCAGCCTGAAAATTAAGATTAAAATAGTCTCCACTGGCTGTGGCATTTGGTCGAAAATCAATGAGACAGCGCTCACCCGATACATCCGTTGGATAAACCCAAGTTTCAATAGTAAAAGCACTAGTAGAAAGATCAAACTCCTCTGCAAAAATATGATCTTGAGAGCTACTTTGTAACAGAGCAATCGCAGATGTGCCTTCCCAAGCCGCGCCAATTCTTGGAGGTGTAGTGCCCGTTGAAAGCGCAGACGTGCCAACCGTACTTCCAAACAGCTTTAGATTATTATATTGAGCCTTGTCTATAACTTTTCCCTCGGTTCCTTTCAGATGTAAAGCAGTGCCACTAGAAGAAACTGGAGCAGTAGGCACAGAAGGGCTTGAATTACCGGTTAGTTTTATTGTTAAATCGGAAATAAAACCGTCAAACTCTGCAAGCGCGTAATTATAACCCGCTGCTCCAATGACCGGTCGATAACTGCCCGTCAAATAATTATTGGAATCCGAATAAGTGCTTCCATGTTGTGATCCATTGACATAAATTTTAGTGCTTCCGCTTACTCTCGTTAGAGTAAGATATGTCCACGTATTAACCGATACTTGGCTGGCAGATGAATCATAAATAACAGTGCTAGTATTTACGTAAAGTTCCGGACGACCATTCGACAGAAGAAAATTTACATAGACTCCGTTTGTTATCGACGGTCTAAAATCAATCAGAACTTGGTCGCCTGAAATTGTTTTTGGGTTAATCCACATACTTATCTCAAAGTCAGACGTGCCAATAACTGGTCCGCCACTGGCAGACATTTGAATGGCATCGTCATCTGCAGGAAATAAATACGAGCCGCCATGACTCGCAGCTACATATTCAACATTATCTACTGCGCTTGCAGGATAGCCTCCATGCCTATATGGACTATGAGCGCCTGCTACAATTGATCTAGTTCCTGTCGCTACGTTTGCACTATAATTACCGGCACTATCAGTAAAGAGGCTGTTGTAACCTGAACCAGTTGCATTAATCAACAATCTCGTAAAACGACTATTCGCGACAGTAAATGCAAGCGAAAAGCTTTGTGTAACATTCGCGATGTTATTACCGTCACTTACATCAAACCGCACTGTAATTGTACCACCCACCGAGGTCGCTGGCACCAGAGTAAAAGTATTTCCCGATTGATTGCTAACCGGCATACTTGGAGAAGAGATAACATCCGTTGCAGTACCACTCGTGACTGTCGCCGAATAAACAAGCGTTTCAAGGTCTGGATCAGTGGCATTAATCGTTATTACCGTATTTGAACCAGGGGTTAATGCAAACGTCTGAGCAGTCGTTAAATTGTTTGCCCCCGCACCTCCTGTGTTTTCGGAAAAATCGGTTATTGTTGGTGTAGTGTTAGTGATGGTAAATAATAAAAAGAATCCACTACTTTGTTTTAGATATAATTTATTTGCATCTGTATCGTAATGCAAAGACCCCTCCGCAGCAGACGCGGCATCCTCTAGCATCGCAGCTTGATTTTCGTGTACCGTTACACCACCAGAGCCGCCGCCTGCCGCCGCCCAACTCAAAGTTCCTGAACCGTCAGTTTGCAAAAACTGTGAAGCATCGCCGTCATTGTTAGGTAACGTTAATGTGTAAGAAGCACCCGCAGAATGTGGTGGTGATTTTATTTTAACGCCATGACTGTTTACAGAGCAGTTTAACTGAAGCGTCCCATCATTGCCACCTGCGCCTTTGACCTCAACGACACCTGTACCATTCGGAGTAACTTGAACATTGCCGTTTGTATTTGTTGCTGAAATTTCATTGCTATCAACTTTAATATTATCAACACGCAAGTCCGTGACGGCAGAGTTTGTTCCAAGCGTCACGCCATCAATTGCACCACCGTTAATATCAACAGTAGATATCGCAGAGGTGCCCTCTGTTTTTTCAATCGCAGCGTTTATCTTTGTACGAACCGAAGATCCGCTTTCACCATCCGAAAATGTGCCCATTATACAGTCCTCTAAGAGCCATCATTCCAATTTGCGCTATCGCTCCATACCCCTGAATCATTCCAAGAGCCAGAGGCAAGCGCCCACGCACCGCCTGTGGAAACCGTTACCGCTCCAACACTACCCGTTGCCCCTAAACCTGTCAAAGTAATTGTAACGTCCATCACCAGCGATACAGAGCCTACAGAACTGATGCCAGACAAACCAGTAACTGTAACAGATATATCACCGCCTACAGAGACCGAACTAACTGATGCGGCAGCAGATACTCCAGAAACGCTCACACTCTCGTTTGGAATTGTAACTGTTCCAACTTCCCCAGTAGAGCTTAAAGAAGATGTCGTTACAGAAACCGCTTGTGCAATTATTTCCACAGAGCCAACCGATCCGGCAGCAGATACTCCCGTTACACTGAAAGAAACAAGGCTTTCATTTGTCGTGACTTCGACTTCACCCACTTGTCCAACCATGCGAGGCACAACTAAGTTAGGGTTTTCGACCAAAGGAACACCAACAAACGCTTGAACTATTTCTTTTTTATCTGGTCGTGGATCTCGCAAGGCTTGAGGATCAGGAAAAGCTCTTGGAGGAAACAACTGTGGATGCTTTGGCTCAAATTCATCAGGACCGACCTTTGCACCAGTCCATTCTGTCTTCATCTCACGAAGACGGTAACGGCGACCTGACCGATCTGATATACCATAAGCATGTTTACCACTAGCGTATGACATTAGACCCTCAAATAACTCAAGCTAGGTTGTAGCTTGAGTGGCGTTCTGCCCTGATCCTCATCCGCTGCGCGTTGAAACTCTTCTTCATACACCGTCTTGAGAAGTTGAATGCGCTCTGGTGAACGTTTCATCGCAATGTAATAAGACAAACCCGCCACCATACAAGGATAAAAACGAAAAGGCATGTCCGTTGTATTCACAAGAGCATCAGCGTCTTCAATCCTACGAACGTAGTAATAACGAATTTGATCCGTTGAGTTTTCAGGAGTGGCCCACAAATAAATCTTTGGAGTTATCTGACGATCTAAGAAAAACTGGCTAGGTCTACCTTGAGTAGTTTTATTTGGAAGTGTTGCATAATCGCCACGACTAATCCTTTGTATCTCAAAGTCTGTGCCGTCTCTACGAACAACTACATCAAGTAAATCTACAACATCCGCCGCTAAAGAATATTCTGCCGTTCCTTGTGTTACAGTAAAATTAGCTTCTTTAACTGTCCACAAGTTCAAGCCGCGATTTGCCCAGTCTGCAAACATCAAATTCATAGATCTACGCGCACTTTTAGCGTCGTACCCAGTGCGTACTTCTAATCCGCACCGTTCATAAGCCTCTTCTATGGCCTCTCCAACATCTAAGTTGAAATCTCTTGAACCAGATGTTGTCATTACTTCATTCCTTTAGAAGCCTCTTGTTTTCTAGGACACATCATGTTTGGCTGGACAGGATTCATTGCTTGCACTCTGCCCCCTTTTGAAAAACCCATCTTCTTTACAACACCGGGAGCTTTTGCTTTCAAAGCGCGTAACCCTGCTCCTTTTGGTCCTTCAGGTATTTTT